CCTTCTTACATAGTCATCCCTAAGTTCTACAAGATGTCTACGAGCATAGACAATACTACGATAACTTTCTCTACTGACTCAGAATACCTGATATACCCAACGGTGAACGGGTACGTCGCCAACAACGTCAGCATCTATGAGGGGTCTGTCGTAACCGAGTATTTCACTGCTTCCACTTCGTCTAAGTACAGACTGCAGTCTGAGAACATCGATACTAACTCAATAGAAGTCACAGTAACGAATTCAAACACCGACAGCTCTAACAGCGTATGGCACATCGCAGAGAATCTATATGGCTTGACTCCAACGTCCAACGTCTTCTTTCTTCAGGGATACTCTGGAAACAAGTACGAGATAGTGTTTGGAAACGACGTGGCTGGAAAGTCTCTTATTCCTGGAAACATCGTAAAGGTAATGTACAGGGATACCATCGGAGATCTTGGAAACGGAGTCTACAGGTTCTCAAAGGGTACTTCTATACAGGGATACTCTAACATCTCAATCTCTACGGTGACTACTGCAGCAGAAGGTTCTGAGCGAGAGAGCAACAACTCTATAAAGTTTAACTCTACGCGCTTCTTTACTACTCAGCAGAGGGCTGTTACTTCCGTAGACTATTCTAACCTAGTCAAGGCAAGGTTCCCTCAGCTTCAGTCCGTTATATCCTACGGTGGAGAAGATATAACACCTCCGCAGTATGGAAAGGTGGGTATCTCTGTAAAGCCTTACGGGTATGCCGGCTTGATATCTGACAGTCTGAAGAACGACATCGTCAACTACCTTACTGCAAAGAACATAACTACTCAGCCGATAGTCATTGACCCTGAGTACTTCTATATAAGAATAGATACGAACGTAGACTACAACACTTCACTTACCACCAACAGCTCAGCCCAGATATCCGCGCTTATACAGAACGCTATATTGAACTACGGCGCGACAAACTTGACGGAGTTCGGCTCAGACATAAGATACTCTAAGCTCACCAGCATAATAGACGCAGTAGACGCGTCTATTCTGAGTGATAATACAAAGCTTAGAATTATCAAGAGATGGTCTCCAACAGTAGGTATAACTACTTCTTCTAGCTTCTCTTTCGACAATGCACTGCACGCAGAAGAGAGACTATACCTACTTCCGCAGGGCCATGAACTTACGCTGTACTCTTCTAACTTTAACTATACTGTAGAAGACGGAAACGTATACAGCGCTTACCTAGCAGACGATGGTCTCGGCAACATAAACGTATATACTAATACTGTAGACGCCGGCGTCACTACGCGCACCGTCATAGCTCCAATCGTCGGCTCAGTAAACTACTCTTCCGGCCTAGTAACTATAGCTACCAAGGTTACTTCGTACAGTGGCAGCTACATCTCTATATACGGCAAGCTAGCAGGAAGTGACATCTATGCCGTAAAAAATAAATTCTTGATAATTGAAGCGTCTGATATATCGATAATGCTCAGCCCGGTATCAGTGTAATGCTCCCTACTCTAGAGTATATCTCTAATCTCGTAGAGAACCAGTTTCCAAAGTTCTATCATGAAGATGGAGAGAACTTTATCGAGCTCGTGAAGGCATACTATGAGTGGATGGAAGAAGACGGCAAGACGTACAATGTAAGTAGAAACATATTCTCTACGCGAGACATCGACGAGACCGCCGACAGCTTCATAGAGTTCTTTAATAAGAAATACGCCTACATCATCCCAAAGAACATCGCCGGCGACAATAGGTTTCTTCAGAAGCACATCCTTGACCTATACAGGTCGAAGGGTTCTATAGACGGTCTAAAGCTGTTCTTTAGACTTCTCTATAACGAAGAGCCTGACGTATACATCCCATCTTACGATATTCTTAAGCCTTCAGATGGCAAGTGGGTCGAGAAGAAATATATCGAGGGTTCATATACAGTATACAATAGTTCTTTTGAGAATAAGAGAATAACCGGCTCACAGTCAGGCGCTACGGCATTCGTCGAATCCTACATCACTACTATAGTAAGCGGCAAGCCGATATACCAGTTCTTCCTGAGTAACATCCAGGGAACGTTTATAGTAGGCGAGAGATTCTCGTATCAGGGACTAGACTATAATCTTGCACCAAAGATCCAAGGGTCTCCAGCATCGATATCGATAACTACCACTGTACCAAACAACGTGATCGGCGACTCGCTGAAAGCTTTAAACGGTTCCGGCTCTGGCATAAAAGTACTAGTATCCAATACTAGAATAGCAGGGTCTGCAAACGGTTCTATACAGTTTAGGTTGATAGAGGGCGGAGACGGATACACTGCCACTCCGGTCATAACGATATCCGCTGGGTCTAACTCTACTGGATCCGGCGCAGCCTTCACCGGCGTTACTCTCTCAAATACCAGGACGTTCAGCTACTCTACCAGCTACATAAACAACTCTAGAGCCAGGTCAAACACGTATTTTTTCAACGGTAATACTTCCGTATCTAATACTAACGAGTTTATAACCCTTGCAAACAACACGCTGGCAAACGGCGACTATGTAAAGTACTATACTGATGCAGGCAACACCGCAGTGTCTGGCCTGTCTAACAATGCCTACTACTTCGTGGTAGGTGCAAACGCTACTGGAATAAAGCTTGCTACCGGTAACAGCACTACCTACAATACTACGCCGATAGATATTACGTCAGGTCCTACTCAGAACGGGCACCACGTATACTTAGTTCCAACCACTAATCTTGCGCTCAACTCAGTAAGCTTTGGTTCTACACTAAATAATGCTTCAGTATCTACTATACTTCAGTATGCTCTTACTAGTCAGACTATCACCATCGGCTCTATAGCTTCTCTGACTGGCATAAGCACCGGCGACAATTACGATGGGTACATCAGTGTAAGTATAACAGAGCCAAAGCTTGCTGGATACGGAATTCCAGACGAGATCGGTGGAACTCTTGGAACTGATGCCATAGTAAACGCAAACGTAGTACTCGGCGTCGGCCTAGTATCCAACTTGATCATAAAAGACTCTGGTACTGGATACCACAAGAAGAATGAGGCGATTACACTCTACAATTCTACTCAGAGTAACGTAGATCAGATTACTACTGGCACCATCAATATAGGAGCAGTAGGAATAAAGGAAGGATACTGGTCTACCGTCGACGGGTTTATTAGCAGCAATAAATATATCCAGGACAGTGATTTCTACCAAGAATACTCTTACGAGATAAAGTTTACTAAATCAATCCATAAATATATCGATATTCTGAAAGAGCTTGTACACCCTGCAGGAAATAAAGTATTTGGCAAGACTTTCGTCTTCGCCAAGAATGATACAGAGAATGTTGCAACTGTAGGTATAGAGACTATCTATAGACTTCGTGGGGCGGCACTGTCACCCATTACACAAATCGGTGACGACGTATTCACTCTTAACGTTTCAAGGTTATTATAACAGATGCCAGCTAATTCATCCTATAGCTTTTCAGCCGGTCAGATATTAACATCGCTAGACCTTAATGCAGTATTTGCTCAGACGGTAGCGTTTGCAGCTGACTCATCCAACGCGAATACCGGAACTCTTCCTGCAGCTAGACTGCCGTACAGCATGGACCAGAGCGTTGCTACTACGAGCAACGTCGTATTCAGAGACGCGGTGTTTACCGGCAACTTGACAGTGTCTGGTACCACTACATACGTAAACACCAACGTGCTGCAGATCAAAGATACTAATATCCAGATAGCCTACAACGCTGCAAACAGCTCACAGGCAAATGGAGGCGGTATAAACATCGGTGGAGCGAACGTAAACTTCTACTACGACGACTCTTCTAATAACATGATTCTAGATAGAATCTTGAGCATCGGCAACTCGACGGTAAATGCCGTATTCGGCTACAGCGCTTCTAGTCTTTCTGGTGGTCTGTTCCTAGGAAACGTAAACAACTACTTCCAGGTCTACATATACAACAGCAATGCCGGCATAAACGCTTCTTCTGACCTTGCGCTGTACAACGACGCCGGCACCAGTACAAACAACTTCATCGACATCGGCATCGACAGCTCAGCATACTCGAATGCTTCCTGGACTATAACTGGCCCGAACGACGGATACCTGTACACCGGTGCTGGAAACTTAGCAATCGGTACGGTAGCCAGGTCGACGGTCAAGTTCTTCTCCAACGGTGCACTCGCAGTAAACGAGGCCATGCATATCGATGCTGGAGCCAACGTAAACATCGGCAATACGAAAGCCGGCTCCACTTCGCTGACAGTAGGCAACGGCACGGTTAATACAGTAGTCACCTCAACTGCAGTACAGGTAGGAAACAACGTAGCCAATACATTGGGTTCCTACCCGGAATCAAACACGGTCGGAACTGCACTAGGATCTGCTACTAAGCGCTGGATCATCAACGCCAATACTATCAACGCGTCCGGTCTTATAACTGGATCTTCTGGAGCGGACATCACAGGCACTTCAAACGCTTCTGTATCGATGTACGTTGGCGCCAACGTCTACATGAATCTCACTACTCACTTTGTTGGCAACTCTACAGTAAACACGAGTATCCAGGCCGGTACATTATCAGTAAACGGAGCAGTAGTTGCGAACAACTCCGGCGTATACGCTGCCGGCATCGTAAATGCAGCTACTATACAAGCCTCTGCCACCTTTACTGCCAACTCTACCCTCGTAAACGCTGCAGCTGTAAACATTACTGGACAGGTGAACACTGCTACGCTGTATGCAGCAACATCGGCTAACATCGGGTCCTACTTTACTGTAAACTCGACTTCTGCATCTAAGACTGTAAACTCAAGCTTCAGCGGTGCTAACCTCTACGTCAATACTACGAATACCGCCTTTGCTTCAAATACTACCCTGGGTGGTACGAATACAACGATCACTTCCAACCTGAACGTAACAGGCAGTATCACCGGCGTTACAGCCAACCTGTCTACGAGCGTCAACTCTGCGCTGATCTCGGTAGGTACAAACTTCATCGCCAATACTTCTGGCATGTACCATACCGCCACGGCAAACGCAAACTCGTTCACTACTACTGGCGTTACTGTAAACACATCTGCAGTAGCTGCAGGGGCAAACGTATACATAAATGCTACTGCAGTATTTGTAGGCAGTAATACCCAGTACGCAAACGTATCAGCCGGTCAGATAGTTCTTTCCGGAAACAGCACCAACACTTCTACTATAAACAGCACAGCGTTTACCGGCACAGCAAACAACGCCTCTTACCTTGGAAACACTGCTGCAGCCAACTTCGTACAGAATTCAGATTCTCGCACACTGTCGGGCAACCTATACTTTACAGGCGCAAACATATCTTTCAGCAACTCACTGTATATCGGCGCCAACACAGTCGTCAATACTTCTACAGTATTCATCGGCAATTCTACGGTAAACACTACCGCTACTGCCGGTCAGATAACTTTCTCGGCCGGCGCGACCGTCAATGGTTCTATCTATACCGGTATTGCGTATACTGCAAACAACGCCACTAACCTAGGAGGCGTAGCGGCCGCAAACTTCATTGCGAACACTACTTCAGGACTAGTAGCTAACGCATCTGGTACGTTTATCAACTCGAACACCGGCATAGTTGCAAACTCTGCAGGTCTTTTCGTCAACGCAGCTTATATCAATACCATCTCTGCAAACAATGCAGCGTATCTAGGTGGGACGGCTGCAGCCAACTACCTGACAAATACGGGCGCATTCACCATCTCAGGCATCTACACATACAATGCCAACGTAGTATTCTCGAATGGAAACGTCCTGATCGCCAACGGTGGATTCGGCACTCAGGACCAAGTACTCATCTCGAACGGCTCTTCTATGTACTGGGGAGCGTTCGCTGCCAATAATGCGGTCAACCTCGTCGGCGCGAACGGATACTCTTTCCTGCAGAACACAGATTCTCGCACGCTTTCTGGTAACTTGAACTTTACCGGAGCGAACATCACGTTCTCAAATACTACTGGCATCCGGGCAAACGGTGCTTTTGGATCTGCGGGCCAAGCACTTACCACTAACGGCTCGGCTGTCTACTGGTCTACGATCGTCGGCACAAATACTGCTGCGCAGTATACTTGGTCTAACACGCAGACTTTCCAGAATACCATCACTTTTAGTACGTCGATCCTAGCTAATACTATTAACGCTACTTCTATGAAGCTTGGAAATACTACCATTACAGCTAACCAGATCACTCTAAATGGCTCGAACGTAGTGACTCAAGCGACGGCGCTAAAGATATACGACGCTAATAACACTCAAGTATTCCCATAAGGTAGACTATGACCAACATAACTACAAAGTTTTTTAGCAAAAAAATATCAGAATCTTTTATCAATGAGATAAGCAACAACGTATACTACTTTGCTGCCAGCAGATACCTACCTTGGCCAGACGAAGATGCGCCCGATGTTTCCGTAGATACTACTCAGGCCATCAATGAGTTTAAGAGAAACATACTGTTTGGTAAGAGAATAAAGCCAGACGCGATTATCAGTCTTCTTGTAAGGCATTTCTGGTCTTCTGGTACTAAGTATGCGCAGTATGACGATGCCGATGAAGACCTCTACGATAAGCGATTCTATGTGCTGAACTCCTACAACAACGTGTACAAGTGTCTCCACAATAACTATGGTGCCCGATCTACTTCTGAGCCTACTCTAGTACAGAGCACAAGGTTTACTACTGCGGACGGCTACGTGTGGAAGTACATGTATACTCTGTCTTCTGCCAACAACTCTAAGTTTTCTACCAGCTCTTACATGCCGATAGAGGCAAACAGCTCCGTGACGGCGGCCGCGTCTAACGGTGCAATAGACATATTGCTCATAACAAATCCTGGTTCTGGGTATACTGGGTACGTTACCGGATCAATCAAGAGCTTAGTATCAAACAATATATTCCAGATAGAATCTCAAGACTACGTGTTGGCTGTAGACAACTACTACTACAATACTTCTGGGTTCTACATATATCAGGGAACCGGTGAAGGACAGCTTACTTCTATATCGAACTACCTCGTCAACGCTTCCGGTCACTACGTATACACCGCAGATCCAATCAACTCGCCAGTACTAGACTACACCTCAGAATTCAGAATATCTCCGCAGGTCTACATAATTGGAGACGGCACAGGCGCAAAGGCTTTCTCTACTGTAAACTCAGTTTCTAACTTTATAGACTCTATAACTGTACTCAATACGGGGTCTAACTATTCCTACGCCAACGTTTCTATAATATCCAACCCTTCATACGGTTCGGGCGCGACTGCTAGGGCAGTGATTGCTCCATATGGTGGTCACGGATCAGACGTTCCAACAGAGCTCGGATCTAAGCTTCTTGGACTCTCTGTATTCTTTATTGGGAGCGAGAGTGGTACTATACCTACTGAGATATCTTTTAGACAGGGTGGAATAATAACTGCACCGTTTAAGTATACTTCCCCAGCGGCAAGCTTTACATTTAATGCCGGCACCAGCGTCTCTAATACCAACGATACTATAAATTTTGTCAACGCTAATACTACTTTCAAGACGGGCGACAAGGTACGGTATGTAGTATCTGCTGGAAACACTGCAGTGTCGGGTCTATCAAACGGCGCATACTACTTTGTAAACTCATCCAATTCTACGACTATCAGACTATCGACTGATCTGAACTCTGCTGCGATAAACCTTACGTCTGGATCGTCAGAGACAGGACACACTATGTACTCGACGAATACATACTCTTCTAATACTTTTAACGCGCTCACTACTCTTACTATCAGCACATCTTCGTATACTTTCACTAACAACGAGATTATAGTCGGGGCTGATACTGGTGCGCGCGCCTACGTAGGCTTTGCAAATTCTACGGTAGCCAAGGTTACGATGATAACAGGTTCTTTCTTGGCTAACAGTACGTACGGCGAAACTATCAGGGGAACTTCTTCTTCAGTATCCGCTACCATTGCCGCTAATGGTATAAATAATCCAGACATTGCACCGATGACGTTCAGAGTAATGCACATCGACAACATTGAATATATCCAGCGCTCAAGTGTTGATAATGAGCAGGGATATCTGATAGTTACACTTTAAGGAACAGAGATGCCAACTTCGCTTAGCAATACTATCGCTACCAGTCTCAGCACTAACTACTTTGATGACTTTGACGCTGAAAGGAAATACTATAGAATTCTCTTCAGGCCGTCAGTAGCAGTTCAGGCAAGAGAACTAACTCAGCTTCAGAGCATCCTTCAGAATCAGATATCTAGACTCGCTGACTACAGCTTCAAGGATGGCTCTATCGTTGACAAGACTGGAATGAATATAGACTATCTCAGCAAGCTGCCGTTTGTTAGACTAGTAGATACCTTCACTTCCAATACTTCTAGGGCGGTAACTGAGTTCAACACCTCCTACCTAATCACTAATAATACAAACAGCAACAGCGCAGTCCGCGCCTATATACCGTATTCAGTGAGAGGTTACAAGGCTAACTATCCAGCCACTAATATATGGTACTTAGACTACGTACACACCGGTAAAGACGGGTCAAACAACGACGTCAACGAGTTCTCTTCTGGAGATACTCTGTACGTGTACAATTCCAGTCAGACGAAGGAAGCCCCACTAAACCCTTCCTATCTAGTAGACACTATCAGCGTCATCACGTCAAACGCTACTGCAAATGCTACTGGCTACGGCTACGGGGTCACCGTATCGGGCGGAGTCATCTATCAAAAAGGTTTCATGATTCCAGTTGAAACCAGTACTGTCATCGTTAGAAACTACGACCAGAACGTCAACAACTACGTAGTAGGCTTTGAGACTACAGAGACTATCATAACTGAGAACCAAGACTCTTCTCTCAACGACAACGCAAACGGCTCGACTAACTACAATGCGCCAGGCGCCCACCGCCTGCAGCTTACACCTTACCTAGTAGCAAAGCTGCGCTCAGAGGTTTCAAACAACTTCTTCGCAGTAGCAGAGTTTGAAAATTCAAACAAGGTTACTCAGGTCGCTAAGGATGATCCCACTGCAAGACTGATGGATGCCCTTGCTAAGAGAACATACAATGAGTCTGGAGACTACGTCGTACGTCCGTTCTTCTTAGACTCTGAAGCAGACGACGCCAATACTGCAGCGTTCTACTACAAGCTCTCTCCAGGTCTAGCATACGTCAAGGGTTACGAGATAGAGAAGATCTCTGAAGTACGCGTTAACGCTTCGCGCGCGTCTAACACTAATATCGAGCAGAACATAGGCATTACCTGCAACATGGGAAACTTCGTCATCGTCGACGAAGTAGAGGGACTGTTCAATAATGAGACTCTATCGGAAGTAACCATATACGATACCGCGCAGAACTCCCTGTCCGACAGAGAGAATGCCAGTTCAGCGCCTTCCGGCTCTATAGTAGGATACGCTAACGTGCGCGGCATGCAGCACTTCAGCGGTACCAAGGGTCTGTATACTACGCAGTACGCGCTGTACATCTTTAATATAAGGATGAATTCCGGAAAGAGCTTTGCAAACAACGCCAAGGCATTCTACCAGTCTACCGCGACAGGATACGCAAAGGCCGACGCGGTGCTAGAAGATGGACTAGCGGTAATCAAGGACGCTACGCTCGCCGCCGGAGTGTTCCCAACAGGATTTTCAGCCATAAAGACGCTGGTTGTAAACGGCGCAGCGTCTTCTGACACTACTTTCTACTTCAGACAGATCAGCTCGACTACTATGGCATCTAACGGCTCTGCCGTATTCAACCTAGATACTGCATCTCCGGGTGGTACTGAGCGACTAGGTATCTCGATTGGAGACTATACTTCTACCACGATACTTGATAAATTTAATATCGTCGCCGGGGCGGCCGCCTACTCTTCTAACGTATCAGGTTCGGTTTCTATTACTTCTGGGTGCACCGTAGTTACCGGTACTTCTACTTCTTTTAATACCCAGATAGCAAACGGCGAGCTCATCAGGGTAGCAAACTCTACTGTCGTAGTGTACCATCAGGTCAACCAGGTAGCAAACAGCACCTCGATGAACCTGTACAGCGTTCCAGGAACCACCTACGCTACCTACAACGTCGCCCATTACTATCCAGAAGGTCATCACTTTAACGTTACGTCGATAAACGCTATCGCTGGCGGCATATCGTTCAACATCAATACTGGAGTAACTCTTGCGAGTGGAGCGCTCAGCGTTACTGGATCCTATCCAGTAAAGAAGTCGACTTCCGTACAGGCAAAGAAAGACTTCAATAAAAGCACTCTAGTCAAGATCGACTGTTCAAACAACGCAGCTACTTCTGTAGGACCTTGGGACCTTGGCCTCGTAGACGTATTTAATATCAGAAACATATACGTCGGCAGCACGTACGCAAATACCAACCCTGAAAGAAAGCAGTGGTTCACTCTGAACAATGGTCATCGCGATGACGTATACGATCATGCTACTATATCGCTGCGTCCAGGATATGCTGGAAACATTACGGGCTCTACGAAGCTTCTAGTTGAACTCGATCACTTTACCGCAAATACAGCTGCTGGTGTAGGGTTCTTTACTGTAGACTCGTACCCAATCGACGATGCAAATACTGCAAATACTTCTGCTATCAGGACTGCTCAGATACCTACCTTTCAGTCTAACAAGGGCTACATAGACCTACGCAACGCTATTGACTTTAGACCGGTTAAGTACAACACCGCGACAGTCACAGGTGTAGTCGGCTCTGCTACTGTAAACCCGGCAGTATCAAATACCTCGTTCAATGTATCTGCTGGTGGACAGTATATGGCAGAGCCAGACTCTGAACTACTTGCGGACTTTGAATACTATCTAGGAAGATACGACGTAGTAGTAATGGATACTGCTGGAAAGATTCTAGTAAAGAGCGGTGAGCCAGGAACAAACCCACTGCCTCCATATATCGAGAACGACGTTATGCCTATAGCCCAGGTAGTCGTTCCTCCGTATCCTTCTCTTACAGTCAAGGAAGGTGAAGTCTATAAAAGAAAAGACATCACCATGCGTATATCGATTAAGACCACTAAGCGATATACTATGAAGGACATCACCGCCTTCGATGCACGAATCAAGCGTCTAGAATACTACGTCGTACTCAACGCGCTGGAGCAGAAGGCCAAGGACATGAATATACCGTCCGCCGCCGACCCTACTCTTAACAGATTCAAGAATGGAATCTTTGCAGATCCATTTAATTCGTTCGCTACTGCAGATGGTACTAACATCGAGTATAGGGCTTCAATAGACCAGGATGCTACTGTACTTAGACCGTACTTCGTCGAGCAGCCAGTAGACTTTATGTATGACTCTGCAGCTTCTACTACGGTAAAGAGAGGAAGCAGAGTAACTGTTCCGTATACACATACGCAGTATATCAATCAACCGTTCGGCACTAAGTATAGAAACTGTACAGAATCTGTATGGCAGTGGAATGGCAAGGTAGACCTATACCCATCATACGACTTCTTCCGCGATGACAAGAAGGGCAATGACATCAACGTCAACATCGATACTACTAAGCCGTGGAAAGACTTCGAGGCATCTCCGTTCGGCACCTCCTATGGAGACTGGAGAAATAAGAGTTCCAGCAGCAGCAACACTACTCTACTTCGGACTTCAGTAGCGGCGGTAGGAGCTTGGGGTCAGAACAACATTACACTTACTAACACCATTACTAATACTACTCAGGAGAGGACGGTCACCGATATTCAAGTAACGGATGACGTCGGTCATTTTGATCTTGGAACGTACGTATCTGACTTCTCTATTAACCCATATCTAAGAAGCAGGGTCGTTGCTTTCGTGGCAAATAACCTAAAGCCAAACACTACCATGCACGTCTTCTTTGACGGAAAGAACGTTGACGCTCACTGCGCGCCAGGAGTTCTTTCCGGGCTGTCTGATACTGAGGCTGGAAAAGAGAACGAGATAGTAAGTCAGAAGGGTGCGTACGGTTCTGCACTGGTTACTAATGGAGACGGAGAGCTTCGCGGCCTGTTTAGAATACCAGAAGGTCAGTTTAGAACCGGCGACAGGGTAATGAGAATAGTAAACGTAGACGATCTAGTAACAGGAGCAGATGCAATCATCACTAGCGCTACTGGAACGTTTACCGGTTCTAACATGTCAGTCACTAAGACTACTGCCACTCTTAACTTAACTCAGCCTAAGCTAAGCTTCTCTTCAAACACGCAGCTCCAGACTGTTTCTTCTTCAGTAGTGACTGCTACTTCTGTATTTGAAGCCTGGCCTAGAGCAGTCGACCCTATAGCCCAGACGTTTAAGGTGACGCGCCCGGACGATGGCTCTTCCGGCGTATACATGACAAAGATAGGTCTGTACTTCTTTGCGAAAGACACAAATGCCAACAACGGCATATCTGTATACATAACAGAGACCAATAATGGTTACCCAGACTCTTCTACGATAGTCGGCGAGGGAAGAGTGCTGTCGGGCAGCGTTACTACCAGCGCTACCGGCGCGGTCGAGACTCAGGTAGAGCTAGACCAGCACATACTGCTTACTTCCGGAAAAGAATACGCGTTCATAGTACAGCCAGACGGAAACTCGCCTGAATGGCTATTGTGGACTGGCGAGACTGGAGGAATCGACGTCATTACAAAGCAGAACGTATTCTCCAATCCATATTCTGGAGTAATGTATGTATCTTCTAACATGACTTCATGGACTGCCGTCCAGAAAGAAGACATTAAGTTCAACATCTATCGCGCAAGCTTTTCTCTTGGAAGCTACTACGCAGTGTTCAACAATGAAGACGATGAGTACCTGACTACTGCTGGATTTACTAGGGCAAATTCTTCTCTGGCAATCGAGGTCGGCGACATCGTATACGGCGCTAACTCTACTGGATACCCGAACACTGCAGCCAACGCAGCATTCGGATACGTACAGTATGTAGACGAGGCTAACGGAGTCATCTTCCTAGACAGCTCTACTAATGGAAAGTTCTACGCAGCCAACAACATAAACGTGTATAGGACTCCAGACCCAGCAAATACAACCTACGTGACAAACACCTACCTGATAGCAAACGCTACGATCAGTACAGTAAACAACCTACAGTACCAAGCCGTAGTACCAAAGTTCTCTACTATAGTTCCTATCCTGACTGATCTGGGATACGAGTTTAAGGGCACTGACGGATCATATATAAAAGACACGGCCTATCAGAGAATGACTGGAGACTACGAGTATGAGTACCTAGATAAGACCAGATACGCAGTAAGTAAGTCAAACGAAGTTACCAGCATGTCCGGTGCAAAGTCTTCTACGTTCAGGATTAGACTCGGCACTTCTACTACGTATTCTTCACCAGCTATCGGACTTGGAAGAAAGTCTTCTACGTTCATTAAGAACATCATCAACAACGATGCTACTGACGAGTACACTGTACGCGGAAGCGCGCAGACTAAGTACCTATCTAAGAAGGTGGTACTCGCCGACGGTCAGGAAGCTGAAGACTTAAAAGTAATGATGACCGCGTATCGTCCAATAAACACTGACGTCTACGTGTACGTTAAATTCTGGAATCCTACTGACGCTGAGTCGTTTGAGAAGAAGAACTGGACTAAGCTGTCGTACCTCAATGATACTGACCTAGTGTACAGCAGTCCGACTGACAGGACTAACTTCTATGAGTACGAGTTCGGCATACCTTCTTCTATAACGTATACGAACGACGCGTACCTCGACGCGACGAACAGTGGGATTATTACCTACACTAACATCGCGGGATCTAAGTTCACCAGCTTTAAGATCTTTGCGGTAAAGATAGTCCTTCTGTCTTCAAACCCAGTAAGAATTCCTCTGATAAACGATATCAGAGCCATCGCTCTACAGGTATAAATATATGAATAATGAGAGTTTGAAGAGATCACAGTCTAATCCAGGTGCAGTAGTAAACGTTGATAATCATGGCCTTAGGACTTATCGCGAAGCCAGAGATCGCGTTAAGCAGAAGAACAAAGACTTTGAACAGATGAAGACTGATGTTTCAGAACTTAAGTCAATGATGTCACAGATACTAGAGAAGCTCAATAAATGACTGTATTAGTAGCAAACATCGACGTAACGGTAGACAGCTTTGGTCAGTGGATAACTAAGACCAACGTACTAGCGGCTGCAATGTCAGCAAAAGTCGTCACAGTCGACTCGAATACTGCCGTAGGCAACGCGGCAATTACCGGGTCATTTACTGCAGGCAACGTATACGCCAACTACCTGCTCGGTGGAAACAGCGGAGTCTCAGCAAACTTAACTGTCTCATCCAACGCCGTGTTTGCTGCAAACGCTATTATGGCTGGCTACAGGACCGACCTAGGCCTGCCTGCAAACGTGGCTATCCAGGGTGGCAACTCAACGTTCAGGATCTTGACAGTAAACAGCGCTGCGGGAAACACGCTGTTCATCGGAAAGATAAACTTTTCAGACCATGCAGACGCAAACGTAGTATCGCCAGGAAACGGTCAAGTACTAGTATACAGCAGTTCAGGTACGGGCTACTGGTACAACACTAATTCTGTGAACATAAATACTTCAACGGGAATAATATCAGCTTCTGGTTTCCAGTATTCAAACGGCCAGACATTCAGCGCACTCAAGGTGTACTACGCTAATAACACTCAAGCCTTCCCGTGAGCAATTGATTAGATGGCCACTCAACTTAAAATAAACACGTCGACCAGTCCAGTATCTCTAAAAGAGATGAGCAGCGCTGACATAGACTATTCAGTAAACGTGCTGCTTGGAAGTCTAGTTTCGTCAGACACTGACGTCGGCTCTATACAGATTAATCCAGGCTCGACTGCCGGTCTTACGCTTATCGGATCGTTTACTGATACTTACCTAAACAGTACTCCTGGATCGCACCCGATCGGTACTACTCCTATATCTACTACCTATAACTTCTACCAGAATCAGAGCTCCGGTGCGTCAGAGTCTCTGACGAGACCTATAGAGTACGATACTGGAGTCAAGGAGCAGAACGATACTACGCTAAACGCCGGAGTCATAAGCCAAGCGCTGGCCAACCTAGTTTCTCTAGGCGTAGGTAGCTATCAGATAAATTCAAGCAGCCCGACCGGAGGCACTTGGGTAAACAAGAGTACGCTTACAAATAACCTAGACGCGACGACTTCTAACGTCACATATCTCTGGAGAAAGACGGCGCCAGCCTCTTCTCCTGCCACGGTAAGACCGCTGAAGCTAAACAGCACGTCACCCGTATCACTCAAGGAGATGAACGACTCCGAGATACTAGCGCTGCTTCCCAGGTTGAAGAATCGACTGGCGTCTACTGGAATAGGCAAGTGTGCGGTGCAGGCTACTGCACCTGTGAGCGGCGGGACGTGGGTTACTTCAGGAGTAGCATTCCTAGATACTACTAGAACCTATACGAACATAACCTATTCAGGACCTTACACTGGCTACTATACCGGTTACTATACTGGAACGTACACTGGGTTTCCGCCGCAGAATTTTACTGGAACGTATACCGGCTACTACGCTAGTCCAGCATATGCTGGAACGTATACCGGATACTTCGCCATCTACTATGCTGGACGATACATCGGTAACTACGGCGTCAACTATACGGGCTTCTACACTGGATACTACACTGGATACTATACTGGAACGTATACCGGCTACTATCCAATCGACTATACCGGAACATATACTGGATACTACACTGGATACTATACTGGTAACTACACCGGAGCTACATTAAATAGTGACAGTTCAACGGTTTCAACAGTCTACTTATGGGTAAGGACGGCTTAAAGATGGCAAGACAGATTATCGATCCTAGGTGGGGCAACGAAGAAAAGACCCACATCATCGCGGGATTCAAGTACGATGACGGCAGGATAATTACTGCCTCTATCACAAATACAGGAGACGCGGTAGCGAACCCTGACTGGCAAGAGATCATGGAAACGATCGGCGCAGAAAAGGTAGACGAGAATACCGCGAAGGCGTCTGCAGAGCACGAACAGCGTAGGCAGATAAAGATAGACAATCAAGTCCAAGAGCTCGATAGAAGAAAGAAAGAAGCCATATTCAACGCCAAGGCTGAGGCTTTCGACATCGAACTAGTAAAGAGTTCTAAGAACAGGCAGATCAAGAACAAGATCCGCAGAGCTTCTTCTGTAATGGAAGTCATGATCTACGCTACGCTGCTTCACATGCTAGAAGACCCTATCGTAAATCCAGTAGAAGATACTTCGGCGAATACTGCTTCAGCGAATACCTGATATGAGCGATCTTGGCTATGTGTACGTTGCCTCGCTGTCAAAGGCCTACTATAAGGCAGCAGTCGACTCTGCAGTATCTCTTCGCGACTACTATCCTGACGCAGACATTACTCTCTTTACGCACGAGATGTTCTTAAGAGATTCTGACAGGAAGATCTTCAATAATATAGTTACTGGCATACCGATACATCCTAGGGCAAAGATGTGGGGTATGGCGCGGTCGCCTTACAGAAACACTCTGTATATAGATTCCGATACTGAAATAAGGTCAGACAGTATCAAGAATGTATTTGACATTCTTGAAAACAATGATATAATGTTTACTAAGATTATACCACATGTAGCTGTGTTGCGTACTATAGACAGTAAGAACGAGCTCGAATACCACGGTGGAATCATCCTCTACAATGACAGAAAGCTCACTACTAACCTTATCGAAGACTGGTACTCACTATACGCTGAGCAGAAAGAGTGCAAGTGGCACAGGTCTAAGTTTTCAAAGTACAACCCAAGTATGCAGCCCTGGGATCAATTTACTGTATGGTATCTGCTGAATAACGTAGAAAAGTACAAGAATATAAAGCACGACTTCTTTCCGGGCGGCGGCCACTCCTATAACTACATATACTTGCTGGACGATGATAGAGTAGAAAATGAAGAGTATAGAAAGTTAGAGCAGATAATCTATCACTATACTATACCAAGGAATACAGTGAATGAAGGCTATATGTTCTCTAAATCCGGATCTACTGCAGATTTTAACTGAGTTCAGTGAATTCTTCTACGGTAGAGATATATCTCACCTGGAAAGCTTCATTGGAAAAGATCCGAAGATGAAAGACGTCATAGTCAAGAAAAAGAGAGACGAGGCGGTCTCTATAGAGTATCTAAGAGCGGCGCTCGATACTCCCTTGAAGTACGGCTTTCCAAGAAATACTTGGGGGCTTGAGATGTCCCAGGAAAAGAAGTTCATCGACGACAAGCAGCTGCTTGACAGATGTTCTGAGACCAATGATCGTCTAATGGACTTCTTCGGCGCCAGGAACAACGCGCTTCAGATGTACTATCCCAGCGGCGGATACATTGGGTGGCACAACAACTGCAACGTGCCTGGATACAACATCATCCTATCCTGCAATCCAGGCGGAGATGGTTACTTTGACCACTACGATCACGTGAATGATAGACTCAACCGGTACCAAGACGAGCCAGGATGGAACTGCAAGGTCGGCTACTTTGGATCTAACAAGGAGCCAGAAAAAATATTCTGGCACTGCGCCGCCGCAGATACGCCTCGCGTTACTCTGAGCTACGTCATCTACGACGAGAACCTATGGCAAGACATGGTAGATGACATCGACTACTCACGTTAACTTCATATGCATGAGATGGGGGGATAAGTATGGACCTGAATACGTTAATAGGCTATATAAGTCCATCAGTAGACACTATAGTGGACAATTTAGGTTCTATTGCTTTACTACTGACTGCAGTGGTCTTGATAGCGGCGTCAGAACCCGAGAAATCGGAGAACTACGACGAGTCCAATCCAGATGCTTTACTGTCGAAAAAGTATTTCTATTTGGATTGATTCCTGGCAACAACGTCTTTCTAGACCTGGACGTTCTAGTACTGAAAGACTTGAAGCCGTACTTCGATGAGTACGGCTTCTCAGAAGGAAGGTTCGTTAAGAATCACTGGATGGATCACGACTACGTCGAGATGAACTGTCTAGAAAGTACGAACTACGTCAACAGCTCGATAGTTACATGGAAAGACGATCAGCTAGACT